CTACAGATGATGTGTGTGCTGCGGAAGCTGCTCTTGCAAAGAACAGCATCTATATGCGCTTCAACTCCTCCGGTGAGCTTCCTTTGGGAACCGCTGGGGTTGAGTTTGGGCCCATGCAGGATACGCATTATAAGAGTGTTTCGCGCTATCTTTCCGATGGTGCCAATTTGGACCACTATGGTAAACACTCTTCGTCTAGAAGGACTTTTAGATCGAATATTGTTCCTAGTTTGATTTCTATAGAATAGGCGAGCTGTGCGATCAGCCTCGCCAGCATGATAAACCTCAAGATATGAACGGTTACCAACATTTCCGTAAACATTTGGAGGCAATATCCCACATTGACGAGAATGTGGATCAGAATATCATGGTGAAAGCTGCTACGGACCTGAGGGTCCATGTGCGATCACTATGTGCAAAATATAAGGATGAAGTCAAGAACATCGTCCCCCTTAGAGAGGGCGACAACTTGGCTGGCGTCCAGGGAAAGCGTTTCCTGGATGGCACTATATTCAAGACATCCGCCGGATGGCCTTTTAATTGTCCGAAAACTGGTTTTGTGGAGATTTCTGAAGAAGAAGCTTCACCAGGCCACAATAGGGATATTAGTTTGGGTCCCATCATGCGAGCTGAAGTCGAGAGAATGGAGCAATCTTACCTTAAGGGTGAGAGATGCTACCCAATCTTTCGAGCAAATCTCAAAGATGAGCCCGTAAAAATAGGAAAGAGTAAAGTGCGCGTCTTCGCAGGCGCTCCCTTTGCTTTTGGATATCTAGTGAGGAAATACTTTTTGACCACTGCGGTGTTCATTCAGAATCATCCCATAGAATTCGAGTGTGCCGTAGGTGTGAATGCCCACGGACCCGAATGGACCGAACTCATGCGATATGTAGAATCCAAGGGTAAGGAGCGTGGAATCGCAGGTGATTATGCTGCGTATGACACCACTTGCCCCGCGACTTTCATGTCTGCGGCTTACAGAATTTTGTTTGACATTATAATGAAAGCCAACGAAGTGAATGACGCCTTTTCTGAGGACGACATTATGATCATCGAGGGAATTGTCACTGATTTGTGCAATCCCATGTATGAGCATAATGGAGATTTACTCGGGGTCGTTGGATCTAACCCTAGCGGTCACAACCTTACTGTGATCGTGAACAATTTAGCAAACTCTCTGTTTATGCGTTATGCGTATTATCAGATTGCAAGTGACGAGGGTGTAGCCCCTCCGAGCTTTAGGAACACTGTTGCCTTGTTGTGCTATGGAGATGACAACAAGATGACGGTGGCCGAGGGATACCCTTGGTTTAACCACACGCGCATTGCGAGCGTTCTTGCGGACATCGATGTTGTATACACGATGGCCGATAAGGAAACTGAATCTATACCGTATATTCCGGTGCATGATGCAGATT